AAAGATGCTTTAGGTTTATATAGGGAACTCAATATTGGAGAAGATTTAAGTGATGGTGGTTCTATGTCCATTCATCAACTTAAAACAATGTTGCCTGATAAAAGGTATTCTCAAGCGCAAATTGAGCAATATTTGTCGGATATGCAAGGTGATGATTATTTTAGGCTATATCAAGACAGTGGTGCTACTCCACAAGAACAAGAAGCTGCTATTAAACCCGGTGGCTTTACTAGAACACATTTTTCCCTAGAATCCCAGCATCTAGGAATGCTTAAAAAGAAGTCTTTTGAAGAAATATCTAAAACATCACAACACTCGTATAACACATTTAAAAAAGACATTGCAAATTTATTCACAAAACTAGATACTCAAGGAGATTATCAAGGATTAGTACCTATTTACGAATTAAGAAGAAAACTAGAAGAAGGAAAATATAATAGAGAAGAGTTTGATACATTTCTAACAAAAATGATACAGGACGACTACTTTACTGGTGTAAGTGCAGAAATGAAAAATAGTTCTTCAGGATTTAAGGGGAAAGATTTTGAAAATATGTCCTCTCCTGATATGATTAGGGACTCATTAAAAGTACAAGGCACCACAGCGAGAACTGTAGTAAAAGCATCGGATAAATTTGATGAAATCAAAGTTTCTGACGCAGCAAATCTTAATAATACTGGCAAAGAAGTTGTTAAAGGCATGAAGTCTGGTGTCGCCGACATGGACAAAGTAGGCAAGGAAGCGGGTAAAAAATTTAAAAAAGGCGTTCAATCAGAGTTGGGCATCAAATCTCCGTCTACAGTCGCTATAGATATTGGGGAAAAATTTATACAAGGTTTAATAATAGGACTTAAAAATAGAATTCCTGAATTAAATAATTTCGTCAAAAATGTAGTTTTATCCTTTAAAAATACATTTTTGAAAAGCAATAACTCTTCTGAAAATTTTGTTTTGCCTGACAAAAATCTAGTAAAAAACTTAATACCTAAAATAACATCTAGTCATGTATTTAACAATTTTAAATTAATTGGCACAAGTGTCTCTGAAGGTTTTTTGGCAGGTGCTACTAATTTAAAAAAAGGATTTGAGCCTGTTGGAAACATTTTTAAGTCTATAATTACCAAGGTCAAATCTGTGCTTAAAATTAGTTCTCCTTCAAAAATTATGGAGTCAATCGGACTTGACTTTGGTAAAGGCTTTGAAAATGGCGCGATGGCTTCCTTGGTATATTCTTCCCACAAAATATCTGAACAATACAAGAAGACAATTAATAAGTTAATATCAAATCCTGCGACATCAGCTGCTCAACGACAACAACTAATAGCACAAAGAGACGCTATAGATAAGCAGTTACAAACATTTGCTCAGAAATACAAATCTGGAGGGTTTGTAAATGAAAAAGAAGCAATGAAAGAAGTTGGTAAAATATTTGCAGATAGTATAAAAGCAGGCAAATCACAAGGGCTGGATGTACGCCAAATTATTGCAGATGCCAAACAGCAATTTGAAACAGCACAAAAACCTTTAATGGAGCAGTTATTTGATTCTTTTAAAGGTTTGTTTTCGTTTGACTCTCAAGATGGGAGTATTGGTGGAATTGCAAAAATGGTTCAAAGTTTAGCTCCTCTTTTCTTAGCAGTTGGTGGTGCTATTTTTGTTGCAATTACTCAATTTGAAAAGTTTGTACAACTTTTCCAAAAACTTGAACCAATGCAAAAACGTCTTGAATTTACTTCTGGTAGTAAACAGGGCGCTATAATGGAAACAGATTATGCACTTCAATCTGCAAAGCAAATAGGAGTTCCAGCAGAAAGTGCAATAGATGCCTACGGTAAAATAGCTGCCGCAGCCAAAGGGACAAAGTTGGAAGGCAAAGGAGCTAAAGAATTATTTGAGGGAATTAACCAGTCTATTGCTAGTATGGGGCTTGGAACTGCGGATGCTAGTCTTGTCTTCATGGCATATACTCAAATGCTCTCTAAAGGCAAAATTTCAATGGAAGAATTAAGGCAGCAGTTAGGAGAGCGATTTCCCCCTGCAATGCAAGTATTTGCTAAAGCTTTAGGTGTTTCTGTTGCAGAAGTAACTGAGTTGTCTAAGCAAGGCGCATTGTTATCGGAAGAAGTATTACCAAAAGTGGCGAAAGTATTAAAAACTGACTTTAAAGGTTCTTCCGACACTGGAGATAGTTTTACTGTTGCATTAGTAAAACTAGAAAATATTGCAACTGAAATTAGCTTTAAGATAATTAACGCGTTTTCTGGCACATTAGCTGGAATTACCAATGTAGTTACTGGATTTGCACAACTAATAAGTAATTCTTTTGATTTAGCGCTAAAAGCTGTTGGTTCTTTCTTTATTGGAGCTGCGGCTTTAATGACAACTGGATTAACATTTTTGCTTAAATCTACTCCAATAGCTGCTTGGGCAACTAGTTTTGTTGGTTTGTTGACTGCTGGAATAGCTCCACTAATTACTTCTGTTTTTTCAGTTGCAGCACCTCATATAATGGCGGGAGTTGCATCTATGTTCGCTGAGCATAACCCATTTCAAATTATAGCTGACAGTTTTAAAAATTATATGGCTATGATTGTTACTACGGTAAATCAAGTTAAACAACAATTTACAGGAGAAGGACTTTTATCAGTAATTATTGGCAAAGAAGTTTCTAGTAATCCTTTTCAATCGCTTATAGAATCTTTAACTAACTTGTTTAAGATGATTCCTTCTGGAGTTTTAGAGTTTATAGCATTAACACTAGTTCTTGGACAAATACGTTCTTTAGCTGTTCAATTAGCCGGACCAATTTTGACAGCTTTATCTAGTGCTTTTACGGTTTTTAAAGCTGCTCTTTCTTCTGTGGCTCAATCAGCAACAAATTTACCTCAGATGTTGGCTAATGTGGGTAAAGCCGCTAAATCTTTAGCTACTTTGTTAGCGGAAGCTATATTAGCAATAGGCATACTTTTATTATCTAAAAGTGATTTTTCTAATCCTGTTCAACAGTCCATGGATAAAATGGCTTCTGCTATTAATGGTTCTTTGAACAGTATTACAAATACTATCGATGGAATGAATAAAAGTCTTCAAAATACAAGTAATATCAGCAGTAATGTAGGGACAAGCATTAAATCTATTGCAGACTCAATTCCATCAAAAGGATTGCAGCTAGATATTTTATTTGCTCTTGGATTTAAAAACAAAGGATATACTACAGACGATTTTGTTAAAAATGTCAATAAAGCATTAAGAGGCGAAATAAGTGAAAAAGACTTAGGTATTCTTGAAAAAATGAAATACAAAGAAGTTTTGCAAGGTAGGCAAGCTGAAGCTTCTGGCGACTGGATGAGAACACCAATTGGTGGAACTCCATCAGCAAACAAAAAACTTACTAATAATCAAAAAGCTATTATACAGCAATATGGGCTAACAGGACTTGTAGCAGATTCAGATTATGATATTACTTTGGGAACACAACAAATACTGGAAAATTTTGAAAATTTAGACAAGAATCTTAAAGGTTTTAAAGCTAAAACAAAAGACATAGGGCTTACTGAAGAAACTAAAAGTAAGCTGTTGTTAAATCCTGCTGTAAAAAAATCTATTGAAGATGCAAACAAGATAAATGCTGAAATAATGGCTTTATCTCTGCAAAGGGCAAAAATATCTTCTAGCAAAAAACCGGAAGACATTAAAAAAGTAGCTGAAATTGATAAAGAAATAAAAGCTAAAACCGATAGATTTAAAGAAAAAACGAAGGGACTTGATGACATTAAAGATCAAGTTGCAGTCATGGAGGAAACTGTAAAACAGTTTGAATCATCTATTGATTCTATACCAGAGGCAGTACGCCCTAAATACAGAAAATTAGTAGAAGAGCTTAAAGCTGGTGCTGAAGAAGCCAAGAAGATTGTGTCTCAAAATCTTCCGACCAATCCACTTGAAAGTATTTACCAAAAAACTGTTACTGCGTTAAACAGATTTCAATCGGCTTACGAAAAGTTTTCTGCTGCAATAGGCAGGACATCGTCAATGAGAAGTGAACGCATATATTCCTCTGGGGCTAACTCTGGCGACATTAACAACGCCATAATGCAATCTGGGATTATTTCTGGAGAACAAAAAGTTAGAGGGTTATCTAGAATATTAACAATGCGAAAGGCTTCTCTAGACACTTTGTCATTAATTCCGCAAACGCTTCTTACTACTGATGTTAAAGATCAAATAAAAGAATTGCGTGATCAAGTTCAGAATGATGCAGGTGAATTAGCTGCGGGGAAAGCCGAAATTGCCAAGTCTAAATACGATTTAAAACAAGCTTTGGAACAACAGCAAAAACAAGTAGATGATTACGTTCGTTCTGTTACTAGAGAGATAGATCAAGGGCGATTAGAGATTAAAAAAGCTAACCAAGAAATACAAAACGCTAATTTTAAGACCAAAATTAATGAAGCTTTAACTGGATTAGGAGACACTGAGTTTACTAGATATATAGATGGGCTGGTATCTATTATAGAGCAATTAAATCAGACCGCTTTAGGGCAAATAGATACTGAAAGAACTAGTTTAGATTTTAAAAATAGAATCAAAGATAGTCAAATAGAAGCAAAAGATCTTATCGAAACATTACCTTCTGGTAAAGATATTATTGGAGTCACAGAAGATATTGAATCTGATATGAAAGAAGCCTTTACGCAATCAAGTAAAGAACTAGAGGCTTTAATAAACACAGTTAGAGCATCAGCAGCAAAAGTAACCGAACAGACTCAACAAACTGTTAAAGAGTCAGGGGAGGCTAATAAAAACACTGAAAAATTAAATGAAAACATGATAAAAACTAACGAGTCTGTTTCTAATATGAATGTTAGCTTGCAACAAACTGTTGACTTGCTAGAAAAATCTGCGGGCATAAAAATAGACCCTTATTCCAATACAACACCTACTCCATCAACTCCTACTAACAGCTCTTCAACATCTAGTAATTCATCTAACCCTAACAATATTCAGAATGTGTTTTCTTCTTTGTCTAGCTTGTTTGGTTTTTCACAGAATGCATCTAACATATCACAAAACGCGTCTAACATAATTCATCCAGTAGCAGGAAATTCTACTTTTACGAGTGGATATGGGATGAGATGGGGTAGAATGCACAAAGGAGTTGATTATGCAGCCCCAGTTGGTACTCCCGTTGTTGCTAGTTTTGATGGTAAAATTTCAAACATTGGTAATCAACCTGGTGGATGGGGAAAATATATTCAAGTAGAACATTTGGTAGACAATAAGAAATTAGAAATATTAATTGCACATTTAGACTCAACACTTGCCACGGTTGGGCAACAAGTTAAAGCTGGAGAACAAATAGCGACAGTGGGTAATACAGGACGCAGCAGTGGACCTCACGCCCACATAGAAATAAAAGAAAATGGAATACAAATAAATCCAGCTAAATATATAACTAGTTCTATAAACCGTATAAATGCGACTTCTTCTGCTTCATCTACCCCTTCATCTGCTGGCGTAAACACTGGTGCTATTACAGATTCTCAAAAACAAAGAGAAGAGATTCTCAAGCAACAAGATGAGGCAAATAAACAGCGTGCTGAAGCTTTAAGGAAGCAAAATGAGGCATCAGTTATTCGTAATCTTGATAATTTCTTTAAAAATACTAGAAAAACAATCAGAGAATCTAGGGATTCCACTAATAGTTTAACAAGATCTTTTTCTGACATACTTAACGAATATTCTCCTGATAAATTACCTGATCCACTAACACCCGAAAGCATAAAGTTAACCGAAACTCTTAATAGGTTAAATGATACAAGACAAGATATCCAAGAGAGATTAAATAATCTTAGGCAATCCTTTGTAAAAGGAACCGATGGTAAATTAACTAAAGCAATGTCTAGGCTTAGAAGAGAGTATGAGAATAGATCTAAAATAAGAGATTCGGATAATGTTTTAAGACAAGCTGAATTAGATGTAAGTCAAAAAAATAAAGAGATAGGAGAGTATGGGGTAAAAATAGAATTACAGGAATCAGCAAATCCAGGTTCTTTTATAGAAATATCTGATCGAGACATTAATCTAGAGAATAATCCAAATATTTTTACGTCACAAGAATTACTAGTAGAACATATAGGCAATTCTATTAAGGAAATAACAAATAGTACAACCCAAGAAAAGGAAAGGTTGCATAAAGAACATCAAAGGCTGTCCAAAATTTATTCTACCCCAGAATTACTAACTACGTTATCTCAAGAACAATATGCCAAATATAAACAAGATACTGAACAATATAATTTAGATATAGCAAAATTTGAAACCGATACTAAAAATAATACTAGTCGAAAAACGCAATTAAATAATGCTTTGTCAGCTTTTCAGTTAATCACAGACCTAAATAAACCAACAGCAAACCTTAAAGAGCCAAGATTTAATGGCTTGCAAATGAAAGCTAATAGACACGAATTTGGGCTCGATCTCGATTCAAAAGACTACGAATTCCAAGGAAATGCTTATTTTCCTGTAACACAAGATTCTTTTACCAAAGGACTTACGCCATTTAACCAAATGCAGTTTTTAAATATTCGTTCAGTGCCAGAACTGCAATTTGAAGAGAGGAAACTCCAGATTGAAGATGCTTTAGCGCAATACGAATTGAACACAAAAGAGTTGGAGTCAAAAGGACTATTAACATCAACAGATGCAAATGCAAGAATAGAGAATTATAGAGAAATTACTAGAATAAAAAGAATGCAAAATCAATCTCAATTTGAAATTGATAAAGCAAATGAAAATAAAACACAAGTAGATTTAGAATACCAAAAAAGAGATTTAATGAATTCTGTTGATTATGCTTATAGTTTAAACGAATTTAAACAAAAAATGGATGAGATTGTAAAAATAACAGCAATTAAACAGGAAGAAATCAAAACTAGTATATTGCTTTCAGAAGAAGAAAAAAAAGCTTTGATTGAAAAAAGCGAAGATTTAAAATTAAAGCAAACAAAAAAACTTGAAGAAGACAGGACTAAAGCATTTATAGATGCCTCCACAGCTATAACAGATTCTATAAAGTCTTCTCAAATAAGCAGGTATAGAAGTGGAGGTGGTAATGAATTTGTGGCTAATCGGATGCAACGAGATTTGGAAATACAACAAGCAGCTAAGGAAAGAGACAAAAAGATTGAGGAGGCTAAGATTGAAGTTAGCGCAGGAAAAATGACTCAAGAACAATTTAATGAAAGAGAAGGTCAATATACTGCTGAATATGAGGAAAGAGTAAAAAGCATTAGAGATGCTAACAAAGACATACTGTCTACTATGAAACAACTCGTGACAGATAATCTAATTAACGATTTATCTTCTGGATTTACTGATGTGATTATGGGCGTAAGAACACTGAATGATGTCCTTGGTAATTTAGCTAATAGCATACTAAGCGGACTCATTAACATGGCTATTAAGATGCTGCTTCAATCATTAGTAGGAGAAGGTGGATTACTTGGAGGATTGTTTTCTGCAATTGGAGGATTGTTTGGAGGTGGTGGCAAGAAAGCATCAACAGCATTTACCGGAGGAGAAGTAACCAGTACTGGAGTTGTGCCTAACTATGCAGGCGGTGGAATTATCCAATCAATTAACCAAGCTGTTCTAAAAGAAAAATCAGCTAATGGTGGCATAAAACCAGTGCTTGCAGTATTAACGCCAGGAGAGAGAGTATTAACAGTAGAACAGAATAAGAGATTTGAAGATGCTGGATTGCATAGAGTAATTGACTATAACGTTTTGCTAGAAGAGCGGCGATTCAACAGAACAAATAATTACATGAAGGGCAATGGCAGTTCTGAAATAGGAAATTATGCAGATGGCGGGATTATAGAAAAGATAAAAACATATTCAGATGGTGGTGTTGTATCTTCAAACGCTTTAATAGAAGAGCGGCAATTTAACAGAACAAATAATTACATGAAAGGCAATGGCAGTTCTGAAATAAGAAATTATGCAGATGGTGGAATTGTAGAAAAGATAAGAACATATTCGAGTGGCGGTGTTGTATCTCCAGAGGAAAAGCAATTTCATGCAGATGGTGGAATTGTAGAAAAGATAAGAACATATTCGAGTGGCGGTGTTGTATCTCCAGAGGAAAAGCAATTTCACAGAACTATGAATTATTCGAGTGGCGGTGTTGTAAATGCAGGAGTAGCACCAACAATTAATACTGAAAATACTTCTAATAGCAATGTTGTTAATATTCCTATCAACATTGAATCTAATGGTAATAATGCATCTTCTAATGGATTAGATGCAAGTCAATTAAGGTCTGCCGTACAATCTGCTGTGTTAAATGAAATTCAACGCCAGCAAAGACAAGGTGGAACAATTCCAAAACGTTAATAAAATGTCAATTATTTAAATAGAGTTAATGATTTTTATGCAAAAGTATTTGGCTGAAACACAACAACAGCAATCAACCAATACGTATTACAAGATAGTCGTCGATATAACGACAGAGCTAATAATAAGTGCTGCTCCGGTAATAATTTCTGCTATGGCTGCCTGGTTGTTTTTGCATTTTAAAAGCCAAATCAAGTTGTTAATTAATAAATTTGAAGACCTATCTCATCAGGCTTCTAACACTCCTGAATTTACACCACAAGAAGAAGAATCTATTAGAGAATTATTAAGAGACTTGACTAAACTAGGCTTTAATCGTACTACATTGTTTTTGTTAGAGCAGGTTAGGAGAAAAAATGATCGTATTTACGCCACTTCTTTTTGTGCCTGGTTTGAGCATTGTGCAGTAAACAGACTTCAATCTAAAGAGACTAAACATATTTACTCAATTGTTAGCACAGAGATAAATTACATGGTTGAAGGTAAGCAAAAATATGTTTATTATGATGATTACCAAAAAGGTAAAATATACAAGAATTGGATGAAAAAACGATTTACTAAATCATATTTTTTGTATTTAATTAATGAAAAATATACGGGCTTTCTCTTATTAGAAAAAACCCGTTGCTATATTGGCTGTCCTGTTAATTTGCAAAAAGTGTTGGCAATCTCAGAGGAAATTGCTACGTTAGTTAACAGCTAAACTTTAGCATATACAATCGCGTCTGGTTGTTCTTGATATTTGCCTTGTCTATCAGAATAAGTAGTTAGACAATTATCGCCTTCTAAAAACAACAATTGAGCAATTCCTTCGTTAGCATAAACACGACAGTCTGTATCTGCTAAATTAGCAATTTCCAGGGTTAAATATCCTTTCCATCCTGGCTCTAATGGAGTGATATTTACCATAATACCTACTCTAGCGTAAGTGCTTTTTCCGACACAAATGCCCATTACATTTGGAGGCATATTAAATTTTTCGACTGTCTTACCAAGTGCATAAGAATGGGGTGGTAAAACAAAAAAGGATCCATATTCGTCATACTGTAGCGAAAGATTTTCTACAACATGATTATGAAACTGTTTAGGATTAACAATAGACCCTACCACGTGCTTAAACAAGCAAAGCTCTTCTCCTGATAGGCTAATATCATAACCGTAAGAAGATAATCCATAGCTAATAGACTGTCTTTCATCAACATGACGGACTAACGTTTTTTCAAAAGGGACAATCATCCCTTCCTTTGACTTTTCAATAATCCACTTATCGTTTCTAAGCATAGTTTATCCACACTGGGCGAACCCAAATAGTTTTACGTTCTTTGTTTTGCTTGCCACAGGGCTGCAATCTCCAATGTCCACTGCGTACATGTGGAGATTTAGGTACTCCAGAATGATTGCCAGAGTTTTCATAAATACGTTTTATTTTCTTTACTCCCAACCATCGTGGCAATCTATACAAAGATTCATGATTAATTTTAGCAAATCCTTTGCTTTCGTGTGCCTCACAAAATGCCATTTCTTCTGATAACTCAGGGTAAATCTGCAATAACATTAATGATTGTAAAATTAAGTTTTGCAGTTTAAAGAATTTCCTTTCAATCTCTTCTTTGTCTTGAATTCCTACGTTCTCAACAATATTGTCTCTTAGGTATCCTCCATCATGTCTAATCTTCCTGGCTCCAATAGAGAATTGCCTGTATGAATCCATTGCAGTCCAGTAAATTGCTGATTTGTATGTTTTATCATTTATTTCTTTATGTTGAATAATTACATATTTTACAGTAGCATGAACTTCGTTAGTTGGTGACTCAACCATGCCATCAGGTAAAAAAACAGTAATCATTGGAATTGCAACTTTTAAATCAGATAAAACTCCGCTTTTATCACAAACGTCAGTTAATGATATCTCCTCTAAAAGCTGTTTTCTAATGCAGTAAACTGGAGTAGACTGAATTTTCTCCATAGATAAATTATTAACTATTGGGTTTATCTCATTTGAGAATTTACCATAGTTTGTTTTTTTAGATTTATCACAAAAAAAGTTCATTTCATCAATAAAATCTTCCCATTTAGAGTATTCTTTGGGCAGCTTATATGGTTTTACTTTCAACACTTGATACATTGTTTTTACCTTATACGTAATTGATATTTACGGGACTTTCCAAGATAATTCTGGAATTAAGACCGAATTACCTTGGAAATACGGCAGAAATAGCTTTATCACTGGATTAATTAAATCCCCAACAATTTTCATTAGAAAATCCTTGTTGTTTTAAAGCAGTAATCATGGCTTCATAAGTATTAGAACAATCTTGATATCTGGAATGATGTTTACCTCCTGAACTGCGATTCCATAGAATAGAAATTGCATTTTCTTTGCCTATTTTTTGGTTTAATAAATATCTGAGTGCTACTAGCTTCTCTTCTGTCGTTAACCCCCAAATTTCATTAAATAACGGCTCTGTAGCATCAACTGACTCAGACTTTAGTTCTGCTATTTTTAGCTTCACCAATGATAGTATTTTGGAACTTGGTTGCATAAAACCTTGATTTGACGGCATTTCAGCTAAAGGACTAATAGCTTCACCTGTATCTTCCTCACTAGCTTCTCTTGAATATGGGTGAAGCCCCTCGTTGCTCCATGGTGAAGCCTCATTTGTTAATACTTTGGTATCAACATTTGCTAATAATAAATTGCAATCATTAACATACAATCCTTGCAGTCTTTGAACGTTTCCTCCATTAGTAAAAATCAAGTCTCCTTTGCCTAGTAATTTACTAGAATCAAAACCTCCAATCTCTGCTCCAAGAATAATTTTACTGTCCTGAGATTGAATAGTCTTGAACGCCACTCTCGCAGTAATGTTGCTGCGTATCAATGGTGTAACTACATTTGCATCAGGGCGTTGTGTAGCTAAGATTAAGTGTAATCCAGCACTTCTACCTCTCTGTGCAATCTCTGCTAGTGCTGCGTTGAATTCGTTTTTAGATTCTCCGCAAACAAAAGCACTAAATTCATCAAAAAAGATAACTATTCTTGGTAATTTTGAATGGTATCTATTGTATTCAGCCAAATCTTTATACCGACTTCTCCTGAATAGTTCATATCTTTCTTGCATGGTATTACACAACACTTTTAATGTTTGAATAGCCATCTCAGTTCTATCAATCAATGTTACTTGTTGATAGTCTTGAAACTTGGTAAATTCAACTAACTTAGGGTCTACTAAATATAGTTGAACTTCACTTGAATTAAACCTAGTAAGTAAGCTACAAATGGCTGCTATCATCCACTCGCTTTTTCCTCCTCCAGTACTTCCAGCTACTAGCAAATGTGCTGAAACCGGAGATGATAAATCAACTTCAACTAAGTTGTTGTCAATATTAACTCCAATTGGAACAGTGAATGAATTGCTATTTAAATATCCAGAATAGTCAGAATATTCGCAGAATTTACGCTCTTGACTTGATTTTGGAATATCAATAGCAATATGTCCTTTCTGAGGCGTTATCAATGGAGTATTCTCATATCCTTGGCTAACCTGCAATGTGTCACCTAATCCAGCTACTTTACTAAATGGCACTTTACTACTAGGTGTTATTTTAACTCTAGTGAAGCTAGGTGAGTCAACTTCCTCTAAAACATTGGCTTCAACACCGAGATTGAAAAGTGCTTGCTCTAGTGGATGAGATTTTTGTTCTGGCAATGCCAATGGTTCAACTGGAATTAACGTCGCTTCTAATTCCTCATATTTTCTACCAGAAGCATTATAATAAGCAGTTCTATAATGCTCTTTTTCCATGGTCAGTCTATCAGCTTCATCAATTTGGCTTTGTGTTTTACTCAACAAAGCTATAGAATATAAAACTGCTATTGCAGAAGACCCAAGCCGGATTTCTTTTAGTTGCCTCCAACTAGTTGCAGCTGGAGCAACAGTTAAAAAGCCAACTAATATTAGCTGATACAAAATGCTTGGGCTTAACACAAATTGCTTGTGTTGTTGTGGTTTTTTCCTAAAAAGTGTTAATGCCATATTAGTTTAAGTGAGATACTACTAGTCCTAATGCGTAAAACAATCCAACTAGCATTAGCATTTTCCTAATTGCGGGAAATAAAGCACCCCAAATTAAAGCAAAGCTAATCAATGTCATTACCACCGGACTTGTTGGTGGATAATATCTAGATAAATATCCAGTAAAAGCACCAATAGCTACAATTACTAGTGCTTGGTTCGCAATAAACATCCAATGAGCATGATGCTGTAAATCGCTTTTTTCGTCGTTCATAATTCCTCGTTATAATATTTCTTTAACAATTGCTGATGCACTTCTTTCAATGAGATACTTTGGATGGAGTTTCTTTTTAGCCGTTAATTTTCTGTATTCTCTCCTTGGCATTTTCATTGTTTCAAATTTGTTTGCCATGTACTTTGAAGTATTAATTAACTTCATTTCTAGTTGCTGGTTTGCATCAGCCACAGCTTTTACCGCATCTACTTTCTCTCCAACAAGTTTGAGATATTGGATCGCTCTAGCTGCATTAGCCTGAGATTCAGAAACATCTTTTCTCATGGCTTCTAATTCTCTTTCAGAAACCTCATAGATATATGGAAATATAGACTTATTCCCATATATGAAGTCTTCCATTTTGTCATTAGCAGCAGATAAAAAAACTGAAAAAAAGTTCATTTTTGACACTGAGTATTGTGAGATGATATAACTGCATCTGCAATTTTTACAGCCACAATTGGAGCTGTTAATGATGCTGATATAATTGCAGCAGATGTAGCCAGTACAGCTACGTTTTGTGCAAATTGACTAGTTTCAGGCTCTTTATATGTAATCCTTGTTCTTGTTTTTAAGCCATCAATTTCATAGCTTTCTTCTACTTCTTTTCGTTCAATCTTACCGTACCGACTCATTATCTTGCTCCCTTAATTTGTTTAATTTGTAAGTAAACACCAGCTGCAATTCCTGCAACTCCAATGGCTGTCAAAGCAACAGGATTAACAATTGCTGTAGCTACAGCAATATAGCTGGCTGCTCCTAAAAATCCACTGCTTAATACGGTACTTAACGCTGCATCTAACATGGCTTTAATGAACTCCTTTCTTTTCTGAATAATGTGATTAAACATTTGCAATTGTCCTAGTTCAACCGCAAGGTGCAGCTGCTCTAAATAAACCAACTCGACATACTGCTGTAAACAAACTAAGTCAATATTTCTTAACTCAATTTGGTGTTGGTAATTGTGTTGCATATTTGAGCCATCTCTTTTCTTTTCTGCTCTAGCTTTTGCCTTAACTCATACACATTTTTGAGTCTTTCTTGACAATTATCTAAAAGATTCAAATGCTCTTTTTTTGCACTTTCTAATAGGTCACTAGTCACAGCAAATTGAGCATCTAGATGAGACTCGATAATCTTTTGATAAGCAGCTTGGGTAGACTCAATATACGCCAAGGCATTACGTGTTCCTCCAATAGCACCAGCTATTTGAGCATGTTGCCTGCCCGTGTCTTCTGTCGCTGCTTGTAATACTTGTTGAATAGTCTGAGACTTAACTAGTGTTGTCTCTACCATTTCCGCTTCTGTTATCGCGCCTTCTGGCATAGCTGCAATAGGCTCTTCAAACGTATCGTTATCTAGCTTAATTGCAGCTTGAATATCTAACCATAGCTGCGATTTTTCTTCTAACTCAGGAAACTCGTCATTAATTGTTTTGACGTTAATTCCTGGTTCTTTATTCAGCCTGATGAACAACTCTTTCGGTGTCCATCCACAACGATCTGCTACATCTCTAATCCTGATTTTGTTCATCTTCTTGTTCCTTAATTTGTTGCTTGTACTTTTCGTTTAAATTAATTAGGTCTTCTTTGAGCATTAAAGAGCCATCCTTAACTCCTTTATATCTGCTCCTTAGCCGGTAAATTTCTGCTATTAAATCAAGTTCATGTTGATATTTAATAGGGTGACCATTTAGCCGACATTCGTCATTTAGATATTTATCAAAGCCTTCTATATGTTGAGCTGCTAATCTCAGCAATTCTTGAAGTGTACGAGAAGTCATATGCAATTGTTTCGCAACTTCTTCTCTTGATAAATCACCTAATAATATGTCAACTGGTCTGTACTTTTTTGTTCTATACCGTCTCTTTAATGTTGTGCATAGCACCTCTGTCATAATGGTTGTTATCCTATTTCTAGATTGATTCCGGAATTAACTCGGAATAGATAAAGAATAACAACCACCATAAAGAAGCACAAGTATAAATAAGATGCAAAACAAGTATCTTAAAGATACTTTTTAGCAAGCACTCTAACGTTGGGCATACCACTTATACTCCAAAGCTGATCTAATGCCTTACAGTGCAATTTCTGGCTTGTAGGAATCTCATTATGAGATTTTGTCCCTTTTCTCGCTCTCCAGTGTTTATATGTATGAGGTGAAACTCCCAATACATAAGACATCTCATTTATTGTTAATCCCCACTTCTCCTGAAAATCTAAAGGACACATTTCTCTTTCAGGCTCAACCTCAGGCAATGGTAAAAACTTCTTGGTAGCAAATATAGACACTGTTGCATCTCCTTTTTATTTAGATTATATATGCTGTATGCTTACAGTAATTACACTTTATCTAAAAATATGCAACAATTTTCAGTTTCGGTACCCAAAGACGTTTTAGCTGTATTAAGAATTATGTCTGAGCAGTCTGGTGAGTCTGTTAGTTCTATTGCCAACAGATTAATTAGAGATGGATTATCCAAGGAATTAGAGCTTTTAAATAGGATAGAAATTTACTCTAATTTAATTCGTAAAAAGCAAAACTTAGAGAGTTAGTAAGTATTTAATCCAGGAAACCCACCGTATGGTAAAGGTTGTCCTGGAAATCTTAATTTACAAGCTGCTAAAGTTTTTGCACAAATGTCAGCATTACTGTCATTAGTAGGTTGGTTGGTTATTGTGTATTTAGCACTGCCTGCGTATCCACATTCAGAACTGCGATATATCCAAGTACATTTACGCACCATTACTCTAGCTGGCAAAGTGATTCCCTCAACATCAAAAGGAGACCCTAATCTGAACTTGGCGTTATTGTAGTTTTCTTCTGTTAATTGTTCAATTACGTAAGTTTGTACAGGCAACTCTTTTACTCCAGCGCCTGCATCAATTTGTCCATCTAAAAACCGTTTTTGGGTCACATGTCTTTTAACTAAAGTTCCTTCTAGCCTGTAACCAGGTTGTCTACTTTGCTTTAGCCAAGCAGTCAATATACCACCAACGTTTGATACAGTTAAACTTGGAGTTGGGATAGCTCCTTGTCCAATTAAGTCAAATCCTTCTCCTTGACAGCCAATAGCATAATATTTATCTCCTTCGAAATTTACCCACGGACTGTCTTCATCGATGCCAACATTACAAATTCTAATTGTTTTAATAGATGGGTCTCCTTCTTCTTTATTTTTGTCATTTAAATCGTATTTATACACTTCATATAATTCTATAAAAGCATCAGGGTTTAATGTCATTAAATTTGGAATCATGTTGCAAAACTCCTTACTTGTTCAAATGTTGCAGAAAACGCATTTACATTATCTGCTAATATTTGCACTGTCCATTCTGTGCAATGATATAGTTCGTCGCTACCTTCTATTTTAAATGCTTTCCCATTACGCTGTCTTAGAAAATTGTCCACTTCAGTTGCATTTGTAATATTTCCAGACACGGCGAAAGTAACATTTGTGGTATTAATTTTGGTCTTAAATGCCCTTGCTTCAACAGCATTAGGCAAAAACTTAGTTACAATCAAATTTGATTGT